CGGGCCCCTTGTTGGGGCCCGCAACGGGATGAAAGTCCTGTTAGTTTCAAACTCCCCTTACTCGACTTCCCATGGGAACCACTTTGTTATGACAGTCCGTACCCGTACCCAGGATCTCCGATATGGTGTAACAGGTAGTTACACCTGGATAAATTCTGGGATCAAAACGGAACGTACTGCCCAGCAGGGTATCTGGAAGACGATCACCGACGTAATTGGGTTGTTCAGCTCAGACAATGGGTTGGATATCCACCGAAATCAGTGGACGTATGCCAGAGCTACCGGGATTACGGGTGGGAAAACCATTGATGGTTGGCCCTTAACCGTTCTTTCGGAGCCAGCGCCTACTAGCCACTTTACTGCAGATAATCTGCAGAATGTGGCAATCGAGGCAACCGCTAAGATGGACCCAACGGCACCCTATATAAGTGTGCCGACGTTCATCGGTGAGCTGAAGGATCTCCCAGGTTTGATCAGGTCTTGGGGCCGAGGAATCATCAGATGGTTAGCCAATGGCAACCTCTGGTGGCGATTCGGCGTTAAGCCTCTGATCGGCGACCTGCATAAGCTTTACAGCTTCCAGAAAGGCGTTTCTCAACGCCTGACGTGGCTTAGAAAGCTGCAGGGATCGGGAAGTTTACGCAGGAATGTGGTGTTGGAGAGAAGCGAGTGGAGCGAGCTTAAGACGAATCAAATCGTCGAGTCCGCACCCTGCTTAATTACTGCCTCGAGGTCGGAATTTGCATCTAAAAAGATGTGGGCTTCCACAAAATGGAAGTTGCCTCCCGATTCGGAGATCCCTAGGCTTGACCATGGTAAGCTAGAGAATCTAGCTACCCGGTTAACGTTCGGGATCACGAGTCTCGAGTCTTTTTCGACAGCATGGGAGTTACTCCCATGGTCCTGGCTTGTAGACTGGTTCATTCCTATAGGCAGCTGGATAGCTGCGAATGACAACAGTCTAAATCTCCAACACTCGTCGGTCTGCATTATGCGGACCTTCGAGGGAACCTACAACTTTGTAGGTTTTTCGGTACCTGCCGGAGTCACCGTCATTGGTGACCACAGGTGCACGTGTATCAGAAAGTACCGTTCGGTACAATCCGGTCCACTTCTTCCTGTCCCGAGTATCCCAGCCTTGACGGCTGGACAATGGTCGATTCTAGGGTCGCTTGCGGCCCTGAAGGGTCGCAAGTTTCTCTAGAGGAGTCCCCTATCTATGTTCGGTAACACGTTGGTGCTGCCTCATGCTGATGGAAACATCACGCTGATTAAGGTCAACCAGGATTCGTATGCGTCGGAGTACCTTTACAAAGGGACTCTGTCGCAATACCGGGTAAGGATCCGGCACACGAAGACAGCGCAGCTGTACGATCGCCACAACGTGGAGGTCGTGCAGACCATTTACGCTGCCGGGGAGGTCCCCGAGAGCGTGCGCAAGTGCTACATCGTGATTGAGTTGCTGCCGAACGACAGCGACACCAAGAACGCCGATGCACTGTGCGACTGGCTTATTGCCAGTGCGAATGCTGCGCTGATTAGCCTGAATGGTTGGGAGTCTTAGCCATGCGATCTTACTATGGGGGTCGCCCAAGTGGGCAATCTTCCGGTAGATCGCGGAAGCGAAGACTTGCAATCCCGACCTACAAACGCATCAAGCTGCGAGTGCAGCTTGAGCGCATGGCTTCCCGGCTCGTAGGGCTTGTAGCTCTCCGTGCCGTACTGGATCTTGATGAAGATCCGGAGCCGACCTTTGCAACCTATGGTAGGTTGTGCAGCTGTGGAACCGAATGTAGCGTAGATTCGTGTCGGAGGAATCCACGCGATGAAAAGCTATGTTTGGGAACTCGTGAGGTTGTACGCTGCCCTATTGCAGGACTATACGTACGCCTACCCGACGCTGAGGGTGGAGTTCGAAAAGGACTTTGCCCGATTGCACCATCTTGTGGTGAGCAGGGGTGTCCATTTTTTAGTGGACGACCTGCCAGCGTTAGCAAAACACCTTGATAGGTGTCTTGCATCATGTGAGTACAAACTGTCAGGGTTGCCCGGCGCATGCCGGTACTCTAACAGGGTACCGATCCCTAAGTTGTTTAGGGGACTGTACCTACTCGTTTTCGCTGAAGATGGTGTTCTGAAGGAGGAACCTGATGTACAGGCTATTTTGCTTCTTCGCCAGATTCTACTCTTGGGGAAGAAAGCTAGGCTTGACTGTGGGCCTGAGAAAACTGATTGCGAAATCAGTAAATTTCTCAGTACGGATCACGATCTCCCTACTCCGGAACGATTCTGGAGCGCGGAGATCCCGACCGAGGCGGAGCTTGACGAAGCCACGCCGGGATTCCGGCAAAGCAAAGTCGTGCAAAACCAAAGTCTAGTCCCTGAAAGGGAGTGGTCCATCCTCCTGAGTAACCTTGACAAAGTGTCAGGGATCCTCGCCACTACACTGGGGGAATATAACCCCTCAGAGTGGAGGTTCAGACATGGTCCAGGGGTGACTTCAGAGGGGGGCCGATGGCGGAACAAATATCAATTTGACCGCTGGTCCGATCGTCTGGAGTCCATGTTTGCATTGGCTGACTATGGATATCATAGCTGGCCAAGTTGGGCGGAACGTGCCTCAGCAATTGCTGAGACTGAGTGGCAGAAGTCGGGTAGTACCCTGATTGGGAACTCTCCGGTCTCCCGTCTCTCAGCAGGCAGGGCAGTGAGTCATTGGGAGGAGGACGAACCTTGCTCCCGTCTCATCGCTGTTCCGAAGTCTTTTTCGAAGCCGCGACTAATCGCGGCGGAGCCCGGTGAACACCAGTGGTGCCAACAAAATTGTTGGCACTTCTTTTGCAACCGGGTGCGGAGTTCATGGATTGAAAAGTTTGTTCGCTTTCGTGATCAAACTCTTAATCAAGAACTCTGTAGGAAGGGCTCACGTGATGGGTCTCTGGCAACACTTGATCTAAGTGAGGCTTCCGACCGCGTTACGTGCCACGTAGTGGCACAAGTGTTTAGGAGGAATCCTAGACTTCTTAAGTCGCTACAAGCATTCCGTACCCGTCGTTTAGCTTACACCCTGAGGGGTGAGAGCTCTGTAATTGAACTTAATAAGTTCACTACGATGGGTAGCTCCGTTACCTTTCCAGTTGAGAGTCTGGTGTTCTTGGCCGTCTGCATCACTTGTGTGCTAACTGCACGCAAAATGCGCGTGACGCCTGAGAACATACTCAGCCTCGCTGGGGAGGTGGCCGTGTACGGGGATGATATAATTGTCCCCGTAGAGAGTCGGGTGCTCCTGATAGGTGCCCTTGAGAACTTGTTTCTCAAGGTGAATCTCGCCAAATCTTTCTGGACTGGCAAGTTCAGGGAGAGCTGCGGGGTCGATTCCTATGACGGGGTAAACGTAAGCCCCGTCTATTGGAAGGCGCCTTATGAAGCCAAACCGGAGTCGTTCGCAAGCACAGTAGATACCATGAATAACCTTTACAAGAGGTTCCTAGTGGCGTCTGCTGATCATCTTGCGTCGACCATACATGGGTACAAGTTGCCCAATGTACCGATCGATTCCGGGGTCTGCGGTCGGATGGCCTTTGTACCGAGGGACCCAGCGAAAACACATAAAGTTCGCTGGAATCCTGAGTTACAGAGGCGAGAGTGTCTTGTGCCTACTTTACGAAGTAGGCAAGAACACACTCCGATTGACGACGACACTGCGCTACTTAAGTTCTTTACAGAACAGCCTGACCCCTATACATATTGGGAATCAGGTGTACCGCAGCGTCCTCAACTCAAATTGAAGTTGAGGTGGGTGAACCATGACGAGTTAACGCCATAAGTTGGCTTGTCAACGGGTCAAAGGAGGTACAGGGGAGTAAGGGTG